TCACAGGTAGTTTGGAACTCTGGACAAGCGTATTTTAGATGTCTATCTGCTGATACATACGCTGGATTATTGCAGCAAATTAATATATCTCCAACAGGTTTAAATAAAGCATTTAGAGTTGGAGCTAATGTAGGTAGTTGGAATGCTGGGGCAGGGAACAATGCTAGATTTATTGTTGGTACTATAACTCAACCTTTTAAGTACGTTGCACATACAATAAGTGGTCCTGGAGCATTTGATACTATACTATATCCAACTGAGCTTGATATAGTGATACGGGTAACATTAGAAGGGAATGGCTCATCTTTCTTACTTGATAACGTATCATTGAAGCGCCAAGATATGATGTAATTATGAATGTAAATGGTATAATTATTATAATGCTTACAGGCACGTTTTGTGCCGCGCTATTAGGTACATTATGGTATTTAAGTTATGGGAAAATAGGAAGTACTCCAGATGACTCTAAAAAAATGATTTTTGATCTAATGATTTATATAATCGGTGTAATTAGTGGATATGTCTCTCATGGTAAAAATGGGGAAGAAAGATGAAATGGGCAAATATTTTAGTTTTAGATAATGGTCTACTTGAAATAAAGAATAAATGTAATGAAGTACGACTTATTTCAACGTATTCCGCGAATGATCCATATGCAACGGTAGTAGCTAATACACTATCACATGTCGTACTGGGATCAAGTGATTTTACTATAACAGGTGCTTCTGGAGCAGCAAGAGTTTTAACTACTGCTTCTGGTAAGCAAGATACAAATGCCGCAGTATCTGGAGGCGGCGCAGGAATGAGTTTTGCTTTCTGTGACAGCATTAATGATAATGTATTATGGGTTACAAATGAAACGAGTGGACAGACTATATTCATTGGCAATACATTGAATTATCCTTCATTAACATATACATCACCACAACCAACATAAGGATACTCCCATGACGCTTGTACTAAAAGACAGAGTAAAAGAAACTACATCAGTTGTTGGTACGGGTAGTGCTACGTTGTTGGGTGCTGTAACTAAGTATCATGCTTTTTCAGTAATAGGTAATGCCAATACTACACACTATGCCATAATTCATAGAAGTTTAGGCGAATGGGAAGTAGGTATAGGTACTTATACATTAGCAGGAACTTTATTATCAAGGAATACTGTTTTAGATTCATCTGCAAGTGGTGCTAAGGTTAGTTTTAGTGCAGGGACAAAAGATGTAATCTGCACGTATCCAGCGGGTAAAGCCGTATTCCAGGGTGGTGATTTAGGAATACCATTAACGGGCAATCTTGTAAATTGTACAGGTGTACAAGCTAACTCATTTAAGAATCGCATTATTAATGGTGCTATGAAAGTTGACCAAAGAAATGATGGTGCAACAATAATACCAACAATAACCAATACATATTCTTTAGATAGATGGCATAGTGCTTTGTCGTTAGCTTCTAAATTTTCGATTAATCAAGGTAATGCCACTAATTTTCCTGGGTTCACTAACCTTTTAACCCTGGTATCATTATCGGCTTATACGGTAGCGGCTAGTGATTTCTTTGCTGTGGGGCAACGTATTGAAGGGACAAATATAAATGATTTAGCATTTGGGACATCTGATGCTAGTACTATTACACTTTCATTTTGGGTACAGTCTACTATTGCTGGAACTTATGGTGGCAGTTTTACAAATAATCCAGCTGATCGTAGTTTTCCTTTTTCCTATGTTATCAATGCCATTAATACCTGGGAATACCAAACAATTACTGTACCTGGCAATCAAAGTGGAAATTGGAATATAGCACCAAATACAGTTGGTATTTCAGTAAATTTTAGTTTAGGAGCAGGAGTTACCTTTTCAGCTCCAGCAAATGGCACTTGGCAGACTGGCAATTTTGTTTCTGCTACTGGCGCTTTGTCATTAGTAGGAACAACTAGCGCTATACTCCGCATAACTGGTGTTCAGTTGGAGAAAGGTAGCATTGCAACAGAATTTAATCATTTAGATTATGGCGCATATCTTTCAATGTGTCAACGGTATTGCCAAGTAATTAATACAGCTTGTAGGGTTACAGGTATGGCTTATCAGACTATAAAAGCTCGTACCTCTTTTCCACACACAGTGCCTACAATGAGACCTGCCAGTGATATAGCGCTAACTGGTGCAGCATCAACTTATAGTTTAGTTAATTCCGCTTATACTCCTGTGGCTGCAACGGTTATTGGAATAGGTCATGTTTCAGTTAATAGCACCGATCTTGACGTAACGGTAGCATCTGGATTGGTAGCAGGTAATTCTACAGCATTCAATCCTACTGGTACCTCCAAAGTAGTTATTAATTGTGATTTCTAGGGGATAATACGATGTATGCAGTATCAGTATATTGTGATGTTCCTTTTAGTGATGTTGGCGCGGTTACTTTGCACGGTGATTCTGTAGTACAAAATAATACTTGTTTAGTTGGTGCAGTAGTTATTTATAAAAATCCACAAGGAGCACCTTGTACTCAAGTTAATTTAAGTTCTAATGGTATAATTGTAAGATCAGCTTTGATTGTATCTGGTAATTCAGTAATACAAGTTAATACATCTTCTGATGGTTGGTTAGAAATATCAAAAGGTATTTGGGTTTTTAGTATTGGTGAAAATGTTGTTTGGATTAAGGAATAAAGATGGATTATCAAAAAGTTATTGATGTAGCATTGAGTTATGCTGATCGTGCTAGTAGTGTACCTATTGTATCGAATATGGATAACTTTCTTAGGGTAGTAGAATCCAGGGTTAATAGGGCTTTATTGACACAAAAAATGTCATCAACAGCCTACACGCTTATTGATACAACTACTAAATATCCTAATAGATACACATTACCAGATGATTTTTTATCAGAGCGATCTATAAGAATAACGCAAAAGGAATTATTAACCTATAGCAGTACACTTAGTTTAGTTAATCCTGAACAGATGGCTAATCTCAGGAACAATAATTCCGCGTATGCAGCTTATTGTATTATTTCAGGTTATATTGAGATATGGCCTGTTCCTGTTAATACAGATACATCCACTTATATACTTGAAATAAATTACTTTAGAAGCGTTCCTGCATTAACAAAATCTGCTGTAAATAATTGGTTATCTAATAATAATCCTGATTGCTATATTTTTGGATTATTAACTGAGATTAATAGTTTTGCTAAAGATGGAGAGTCAGCTGCGTTGTGGGATGCTCGGTTTAAGCAATCTCTTGATGAAATTACACTATTGAATGATCGCGCCACTTGGAGCGGGAATCCAATTTATACAAAGGTAGGTTAACGTGTCATTAGAAAGTTCAACCACAATATCGGGGTTAGTTGCAAGTAATCCAGCTGGTACAGATAGCCAATCACAAGGCTATCAACATCTCCAGTTAATTAAGTCTGTACTTAAACTGCAATTTCCTGGTGTAGCAGGTCAAGGTTTCGCTATTCCAATTACAGCCAAGGAAACAGAACTTAATTTTCTAGTTGGTGTTACTAGTGCGATTCAAACTCAATTAAATGCGCTCGATTCCAGGATCACTTCTGGGCAGTTTCCTGCGGGAACTAGAATGGTATTTGCACAGGCAACAGCACCCGCTGGATGGACTCAAGTGCATACTTGGGCGAATCATATGTTGCGGGTAGTAAGTACAAATGGAGGAGGTAGTGGTGGATCTATGTCACCAATTATTAATAATACAGTACCTACCCATACACACCCATTTACTACTACGACAAATAGTGTTAACCATACACATACGTTGACTATGAATCCTGTACCAGATCATTCACATTCAATGACAGCATCTTTTGATGGTTTAGATCAGAATACAGTTTCGTATGCCGCAGTAACAAACCAGACTCAAATAGCAACTCAGCCTGCTGGTGGACATACACCTTCTGGAACTATTGGCAATCAAAGTGTGCCTCATACGCATAGTGGCCCTACACTTGCTAATACAGGTGCGGTGAATTGGACACCTTTTTATCTTGATACTATTGTGTGTAGTAAGAACTAATGGAAGTAAAACTAGAATGCCCACTGGGGAAAGAATGTGAACGTGCCGAAAATAATGTTATTTATCGCTGTCGCGCTTACACTTTACTTTCCGGTAAATTGCCAACCTCCGATCAGATCGTTGATGAATGGCGATGCTCGATCTTTGAATGGTTGCCGATACTTCTAGTTGAGAACTCTCAAATGACCAGAGGTGTAAACATGGCAGTTGCATCATTGAGAGATACCACACTAGAAAAACAAGATTTTGCTATTAAAGTAATATCTACTGGAATTGAAAATGCAAGAATTACTAACTCTTAAATTAGCTGGTGATGCAGGTGTAAACTTCGATCTGGAGCCTTGTGATCTTGATCCAAATTGGTTTACTAATGGTAATGACTTCCGCTTAAAGAATGGCAAAATATTCTCATTCAATTTTGGTGCGGCTATGTCCACATGCCCAGTTTCTTTTCATGGAGCAAAGATACTATTTGTTAATGCAGCTCCAACCTATTTCTTTGTTGTTGCTGGATTAACAGCAATCTATGCTTATGATGGTGGAACATGGTTTAATATATCCTCAGTAGCTGGATATGCTGAAATGCTTGCAGGTGCACAGTTTCATTGGACAGATTGCTTATTGGGCAATATACCAATATTTAATAATGTTCAGCATCAGCCTGAATATTGGCCACAGGCAAGCGGTTCAACCAAGATGGCTCCTTTGCAATTTAGTCCAACAGAGACATGGAAGCAAAAGGATTATCATTGCAGTGTAATGAGGGCACATAAGAACTTTTTGTTTGCCATTAATATGACTGAAGGTGGTGTTAAATTACCAAATAACTATCGTTGGTCGCATCCTGCTGATAACAATGGATTACCCTATACCTGGGATACACTTGATCTATCATCAATAGCGGGGCAAGCATCTATACTTGGCAATTCTGGCATATTAGTTGATGGCTTATCAATGCGAGATGACTTCTGTTTGTATTCAGAGGGTGGCATTACTATTCTATCTTATGTAGGTGGTGAATTTATTTGGTCTGCAAGATCATTAGCATCTAATCAAGGTTTATTAACCAAGAACTGTGTAGTTGATATTTATGGTAAACATATCTTTTTATCCAAGGATGATATACTTATAAATGATGGTAACACAGTGCAGTCTATAGCACATAGATTAGTACGCACAAAAATAGAAGGTTCTATTGATCCAACTTATTTTTATAAATCCTATGCAGTAGTTGACCATTCAAATAAAGAAGTTTGGTTTTGTGTTCCTTCAATTGGTAGTACCTTTCCAAATATAGCTTTTGTATATAATTATGTTGATCAAAAAATGTCAATTAGGGACATTGATAATGCTATAACTTCATTAATTTATGGCTTGGTTAGTTTTTCATCTAGTCAGTGGATTAAATTGACTAATACCTGGTTAAACGCATTAATACCTTGGAATTTTGATTCTTCATCTCCATTTGCTCAAGGAATTGTTGGTATAGAAGAACCAACTAGTACTATTTATAATATGCAGATTGTTGACAATGATAATAAAGTAGCTACTTATATTGAAAGAACATCTGCCCAACTTACTGATCAACGTGAAGTCACAACCATATTGAGAGTGTTTCCACATATTAGATCAAATGGATCAGTTCTTATTACATTTGGTTCACAATATGCTTTAGGTGCTTCAGTTAGATGGGACATATCAAAAATATTTACACCCAACACTGACAGAAAGATAGAAGTTAGGACAACAGGTATGCTGCACTCCTGGAGAATACAATCATATAACAATTCACAATTTTCTTATTCAGGGATGGATATTGAATATGTATTGAATGGGCAGCGGTAATGTCATACTTAAATGATTTACTATCTCATATAAAAGAATCCTATAATACACTTAATACTGGATTAGTTGGAGAACGTGCGCGTGGAGATATTGCTAATCTAAAGCAAGGTGTTGAACGTGCTGGAACTGAAGCTATGCCGTGGTTACAACAAGGCAATACTCCACAAGATATTGCAAATAGTGGATTTGGCGCTGGAGGTGCTGGGACGTTATTATTAAAGGGTATGCCTGATTATAGTGAAAAGTTAGCTGATAAAGCCCTCAGTCAGCTTAAGAAGGGAGCTCCACTATCAGAGGTATGGGATAGGTTTAAGATGTACCCATGGAAGAATACTGCTGGTAAAATACAGATGCATGGGGAGATACCAGACATTAACGCTAAGGTTAATCTTGATACTGGTGGACGGGTTTCTCTTATGGAGGCCTTAGATCATCCAGCATTTATGCGTAATAACGCTGCGGAGGGGCAGGAGTTTTTAAGAACTTTAATAAAACCAGCACAACAAGATAGCGGTTTATTTAGAACCACATCCGGTCAGATTGATGTAGAGCACACTTCTCCAGAGAGTGCATTGGATATATTGATGCATGAACTGACTCATGCACAAGCAGCATATAAGCCTATACAAAAAGGCGCAAATCAGTCTCAATTTTCAGAATCTACTGCAAAGTTATTTAAGACTAGAAGTCAAAATGAACTATATGCTTTTAAAAATAAGTTATATAATAAATATGAAGAAGAAGATCCTAACCATCAAGTAGCTCTACAACAGTTAATTCATGAATATGAGCCTAATATGATAGACCGTGTTTATTTAAGAGAAAAACTTCATAGACTTTATGATCAGGTTAGAAAACCAGCGCACGGATTATATTACAAAGACTTAGGTGAAATATTAGCCCGTATGAGTGGAACTAGGTCGGGTTATTCAGAGCGTCAGCTTAACGAGGTATCCCCACTAGATACTATTAAAATGGGTGGATTTAGTTGGGAAGATATGTTTGGTAAGGAAAAGTAATGGAATCAGTACCTATAGGCACAGAGGAAAAATTGTCTGAGTATCTATATAGATACTTAACACGAATTTATAATAACTTTGCTACTATCTCCATGCGGCTTAAGCAGTTAGAAACTGATGTGGCTAGATTGTTGCAAGCACAATATACACTAATTGTGCCTTTTGAATATGTCTTTAAAACAAATGTAACTATTGTTGCTCCACCTACAGGTGCTGTATCTTTTAATAATGCAAGTGGCCCATTGGCTACTCGTATTTGCATGTCATTATCTACTAATAATGATCTTGACATATCTAGGATATTGAAAGATTATGCAACTGGAGACAAGATACTTTATCAGAATGAAGCAGATAAAACTCAGTTAATATTCTTTCAGTTAACAGGGAATGTGGTAATGCACACTACAGTATGGTGTGAATTACCCGTTGTATATATTCAAGGAATTGAATCATTTAATAACAATGCTAAGCTAACAGTAACTACAGTGGTAACTAGACCTATAGAGATACCTGCTACTCCAGTGGTACTTAATGCAAGATCATTTGCGGTAGAATAAATGTACGATAATACAGTTAAGACAGATAATTACCATATAGAGATTATTCATCCTGCAATGATTGAAAGTAAGTGGGAAGAAATGCTTCCTCATTTGATGCGAGTGGTTGAAGTAAGCAATAATGAATTTACAGAAGAAACAATTAGACAAAAAGCTTTCAATGGCAATTCATTGTTAGTGGCGATATATGAGAATAAGCAAATTATTGCTGTGACCACAGCAGAAATTGTAACCTATGACAGTGGACTTCGGTCATTACTAATCCCAATATTTGGCGGCAATAAGCTAGTTGAATGGGGCGATGAATGGTTAGAAATGATGAAGCACTTGGCGAAGCATTTCAATTGCACGGAACTTCGAGGATTGGCTGTTCGTGATGGATGGCTTAGATTGCTACAGACACGGGGCTTTAATGAAGTTCATACCGTGATAACTTGTAAATTACATTAAGGTATAAAATTATGAGTGGGTCAAGCTCAGGCAATAATGCAAACAATATGTACTCAATGACTGGTAAGTACCAAAATGCTGCCAGTAGTCAATTCAATCAATTTATTAGTCCCGAACAATTAGCTGCACTACAGCAAATGTGGGGTAGTGCACAAAATTTATTTGGTGGTACTAATGCCACAAGTCAAAAGATGGTTCCTGGTGCTGTTAATTTCCAAAATCAACAGGCACAGAATGCTGCTATTGCCAACCAAAAAAATATGCAGGGAGGGGCATATGGGGGTTTGGATATTGGCAAACAGCTTATGCAGTCATTGCAGCAATCTCAAAATGCACCTAGCCAAACTCAAAGAGTTTATAATCAAATGATGGGAATGGGTAATAGCTATCTAGGCCCATTAAAAGAATCTATGCAACAAAATGAGGCCAATGCACAAGCATTAAATTCAGCTACGATTGATGCCAAAGCCGCAGCAGCAGGAATGTCTGGTGGTAGTCGTCAAGGTACAGAGGACGCTTTGATGCGAACATTGGGTAATCAGCAATTAACTAGTGCTGAAAATCAAATGGGTTTTAATACCTACGATACTGCCCTACAGAATAGGTTAGGTATAGCTCAACAAGCAGATGCCAGTAATCTTGCCAGGCAACAATTAATGTCTGGTCTGTTGGGTCAATACCAAGGAACTATTAATCAAGGCATAGGTTCAACTGGTAACGTGCAAGGATATGGCATGGGACAATTTAATGCTGCCAATGCACCTTGGATGGGTATGCAGCAATATCAAAATGCGATTGGCAGACCAACTGTTCTTAGTCAAGGTAGTAGTAGTGATACTGGATATGGGTCAAGTTCGGGTTTTGGAACTGGTAATTCTAGCGGTAAAAGTAAAGGTGGTGGATTATTATGAATATGCCTATGGTTGACAAGATTATTAATCTTGAAAAATTTATTGCCAATAATTTTGAATGTATTGAATTACCTGTTAAGCACTTTCAAATTCCTGGTGTATATGTAAGAGCATTGTATATTGCCAAGGGTGTTGTTCTTACTGGTAAAATTCATAATTTTGAATGTATTAATATTGTGGCTAAAGGATCCTTATGTGTTACCACTAATGATGATAACGAGCCTATAACACTTAATGAAGGTATGGTTTTTAATAGTCCTGCTGGAACTAAACGGGCTGGGTATGCTTTAGAAGATACTATTTATATTACTGTCCACAAATCAGATAAGATTGGTATATCCAATATTGAAAAACATTTAGTTAGTGATACATTTGAAGAGTATCAAGCACAATTAGAGGTGATATTATGAGTTTTGCAGCAGTGGCAGCAGCGATTGGAAGTGCCGCATCGGCACTAGGTGGCGCAGTAGCAGGTGGCGCTAGTTCATTAATGGGTGCTTTAGGAATCGGTGCTCCAGTAGCAGGTTCTGGTACTGCAATGGGAGGACTTTCAGGAGCAGGGGCAAGTTCTGGATTAGCTGGTTCTGTTGGCGCAGCAATACCAACTATGGCATCTGCTGTAACTCCAGAAGCAGCTGGGTTAGCGGGTACTGGTGGTTCTGGTTTATCTAGTGCTTTGCAAGCAGCAAACTTAGGGGGAACTGGAACTCTTGGCACAGCAGGTAATGCGGCAGCTGGTACAGGTATTGGAGCTTATGGTTTTCCAGGAACTTGGGGTGGTGGCTCTGCTAGTGCTGCTCCAGCCGCGGCTGCAGGAACAGAAGCTGCAAATACTGGGGGCTTATTAAGTGGACTTTTGGGTAAGAATAGCGGTGGTGGAGGAGAGGGTGGTGGTGGTGGTGGTGGTGGTGGTGGTGGTGGTGGTGGTGGTGGTGGTGATTTAGCAGCGATAGGTGCATTACTTAGTAAGAGTAAAAAGTCTGGTCTAGGAGCTTCTACTCCACAACCCACTGGAGTCCAAGGTGAACAAGGCGCGGCACAGTTGATGCAGTCCATAATGTCGAAAGGACAAGGTGGTGGATCTAAAAATCCTGATATGATGGACTTGATGAAACAATTAATGGGGCAGAGCAATGGCTGAGGAAGATTACACCGATAATACACGTGGGTTAGCCACAATGTTGGCCTTCCTTAGTCAAAATCAAAATAGAGGACAAACCGGAATACCCCAGTTACCTCCTGCTCCAAATATGCAGTTGCCCGATACTTCTGTTCAAGCACCACAACAGGGCGGAGGCGGTGTGTTAAAAGGAATACTGGGTAACCTTGCAAGTAGTTATCTATCTAATAAACTTGAAAAGTATCAGCAAAAGCAAGCTACCCAGGAACTGGTAGATGCCTATAAACCCGCTATAGATGCTCAGTACGAGTCCGAGACTAACCCCGATATAAAGAAACACCTTGGTGGCCTACGCGCATTAATAAATACTAAGAATCCTTTGTTAGTACAAAGGGGCTTGAGTGGTATTACAGACTTAGGTAAAGCTCAAGAAACTGCGGCTTTGCGTGAAGAGCCAAATTTAATCCGTGAAGTAGTTGATATGTATCCACATTTAAAGTTGGGAACACCTGAGTTTGCCGCGAAAGCTGCGGAACTTAAGAAAATGGGTAGTATGAACATTAATATGGGTAATCCTGAAGCACCGTTAACACAATTTGAAATGGAACATTTAGTTGATAAGAAAGGTGTCCCTGTACCACAAGTACCATTAGGGTTTAAACGTGGCGATGCCGCAGCTCAGGGTTTATCAGTAGGTAAGGTATCAACAGAAACTGAGGCTAAAACCGCTGCGTCAACAGTTAGCTCTCAAGACCTTGCTGGTAAACTATCAGAGCTTAGAAGTAAGGGGCATAATATTTCTGGTTTATCTGGGGCTATTATTGACTATAGGTCTGGTAATGAGTTACTTCCGGCTGCTATCAATGAAGGGCTTACTAAACTTGGATATAAAGTAACGCCTGAACAAACACAAATGGTTTCCTATACCAAAAGTTTAAGTAATCAGTTAATTCAAGCAATGCGTGGTGCCCAAGTAGGCCCCGCAGAGCAAGAAGCTTTTGAAAAGTCATTACCCGTAGCTGGCCAGCCAGAAGCTTTATTTGATCAAAACTTAGAGACTACGTTACATAATCTTAATATCCTTAATGAAAGAAAGGCTGCATTGCGGGGTTTGCCTAATGCATCTACTGGAAAGTCAACGTCTACCGTTACTGGTGGCGTTGGTGGATTACCTAAAGTACCCCCTATAGGTTTTGTGCATAAACACCATAAGTTTATAGGTGGTGATCCATCTAGTCCTAGTAGTTGGGAGAAACTGTAATGGCCGATAATCCTTGGGATGATTTTAGTACTCCTAAATCTGCTGCTGTAAATCATGTAGAAAATGCTATCACTGCTGAAAATTTACCAGAGAATAAAGCACATTTTGTTAGAGGTTTATTTGGTCAAGAAAGTGGCAGTGGAGCAAATAATGCTACCTCCAATCGTGGCGCTGTTGGTCCTATGCAGATACAGCCTGGAACTTTTAAACGTAATGCCGATGAAGGTTGGAATATTAAAAATCCAGCACATAGTACTCAAGCTGCTGTGCGAGAAGCCATACGTCAATATGATGCAGCGCAGGGTGATACAGCAATCGCCGCAGCAGGTTATTATGGTGGTGATGTTGGTAGGCGTAAAGCTGCACGTGGTATTCCAGTTAAAGATCCCATTAATCCTAATAACCCCAATACAATGCAATATGGGGAACAAGTTACTTCCAGAGTTCCAGAGAAAGTTGCTACTGAACCTTGGGGTGACTTTGCTACTAAAGCCCATGAAGGTATGGAGCATATTACTTCATCAGTACCCTCTCCTTTAATGCGGGCAGATTTAGCCGCGTTTAAAGAAGGCCCTGAAGCTGTAAAACGCCTTGAAGCAGCTAAAAAATTAACCTGGCCCTCCAAAGTGCTTACGTCTGCTGGCTTGGAAGCTATGAAGTTAGGTACAGGTTTTAATGATCTAGCTTATAATATTGGTGGATTCGGAGCTAATTTAGCTGGTGCAGATAAAATAGATTCTGCTATGCAAAAGAAGATTACTCAAAATAGGCTACAAGATGAAGCAAGAACTAAACAGTATAAAGAATATGAATCTGTAGCAGGAATACCAGGGACAGCTGGTAAAATGCTTCCATACATAGTTTCATCTGAGATGGCAGGTCCCGTTGTTAGCAAAGTTGCTGGTAAAGTATTGGGCGCTTTAACTGATATACCAATAGAAGCAGTCACCGCCGGTAAAGGCTTAGTTAGTAGAACTGTTGATGCAATGGCCCGTAGCCCTTATACTGCTCCAAAGAATGTTGGTATGGCGGTTAAAAGAGTAGTCACGGACCCATGGGCTGCTAAAGTGGCTAGGACTGCTAGGCAAGTAACTTTACCAGACCCATTTACAGCAGGATTAGCCAAATCTGTTGTAGGTAATACTGCGTTAGGGGCTATAGAAGGTGGACTGCACCCAGATCGTACTATGAAAGAAGGGGCTATAAATTCTTTATTGGGTACATTATCAGGTGTAGCACTAAAGCCTATACTAGCAGCCAAGCCCAATTTTAGAGTTGGTAATGCAAATGAAATAAATCTTATACAACGGGGTGAGAACTTAGGTAAAACTTTTCTTCCTGGTATGAAATATGGGGATATTGGTAATCAAAAGTTTGAACATGCTATGAGTCAAGATGCTTTTATTGGTAATACAATTAAGCGAATGAATACTCAAAATAAAATTATAGATAACCGTACTGCGGCAGAAGTAATAGGCATGGATCCCTATATAAGAAGTCCCACTGGTATACCTATGGCTGATAAGAAAGGAAAACTACTTTATAATGATAAAATTACATTTACGCCTAAGGTGCTGAATGCACACTTAGACAAGTTAGGTAAGGAGTACAATACTTTAGAAGCTGGAACTGTTCCAATAATGGATGCGGCTGCTAGACGGGGCTTAACGAATCATGTAGCTTCCTTAGCCGCAGATGGAACTAAGGAAGGTAAAACTATATTCAAAGATGCTTCAGATTATTTAAAGAGAATAAATCAAAGCATACCCGCCACAATACCAAGAGATCCACTTACCGGAAGGATGCTCGCACCATCTTTATCTGGAAATAGTTATAAAGATGTTAGAAGTAGAATCAAAGAAGATATTTCTAGTTCATTTGCGGCTGGTAATAACACTAGAGCATCTGCATTAAAACCTTTACTTAGTCAGTTAGATGAGGCGGCCAATAAAGGCGTAGCGGTGGGTAGGGGTACTGTTGATGCGAATAGATGGAAAGACCTAAATGAACGCTTCGCATTAACAAAAGAAGTATTAAATCATGGTATGACACCCACAGGCGAATTTGATCCTAGTAAGTTCTATACGCATATTTCCTCTGGTGGTCAGGAACGTATGCTTACAGACGTAGGTACTCAAAGGATAAGTCCCTTAATAGATGCGGGCAAGTTATCTTATATGGCAAGTCATCAACATGGTTCTGATTTATCAGGTCTTGGTGTTAAGAATATCCTGCGTAAAGATCAACCTAGTATCGTGCAGAAGTTATTAATGAACTTTCCATCAGTAACTGGTTCTATACCGGCACTAACTAAGTCAGCAATTTGGCTATATTCACATGGGTATCCTATACAAAAAGGCGCATTACTTATGTCTGGAAAAGGCTTTGGTAACCCTGCTTTATATACTAGGGCATTAAACCAAAGTGCGAATTACCCTAGTGCGGCTTACCCTAGTATATATAACAGTGTTACTGATAGGTTAAAGCTTGGTAAAGAGAAAGACTAAAATGGTATGTCAGCATCCCAGTTATCGGTAGGATCATGTGGCGCTGAAGGCTTTATTAGGTCTTCAGGGTCACAGTATTCAGTATCAATACCTTTAGTCTCAGCAATCCACTTACTGATAACTATAATATCATACTCTTTATCTTTAGAGGCACTATGCAATGATACTGTTTGTGACTTTGGTATCCAGTATTGTTTATTTTGATACAGTATAAGAAAAGCTTTCTCAGTTTCTTTCTCAAGTCCTTCTATTATCAAAGATATACTATCTCCACGAGGTGGGACTTTATTTTTATAGATACAATTACTCATGTGATCTCCAGTAACGAGCTACGGGGTGGAAGGGTATACCGTCATTAGTCCAGTCATAAAACTCAACATTAACCCATTCTCCAATATATTTATATGTCTCTAGTAATACTTTAGTTTTCTCTTGCATAGTTCCAGGTGCCGATACCCTAAAAATTCTACCTTTATCTGTAATGCATAATAGTACAGCCCAACCATCTTTAGATGGATAAATCTCTATAACTCGGAATTCCTCGTCAAGCCACTGTTTTACTTTGATGAGAGATGCACTTCGTTTACCGGCTTCATAACCAAATTCTCCTTGCCTAAGTATTAAACCTTCATAACCTAACACTAATGCTTCGTTAAGTTCTTCATTAAGGTTCTGCACCCTATTTCCATACTTAGTAGGGGCGACTTTAATATACTTATAGTCAGCTAACCCACATATTTTCTCTAGCCTATATTCATATGGAGCATTATCTACTATATCATAGCAAATAAATTCTAATTTTTCACTGCCTGGTTGGGTTTTTCTTATTAGACTACCAGCATCCTGTATTGCCGTATCATGGAGGTACAATTCGCCATCAAGGGTAACACCTTCACCAATATGCTCTAAGGACTTCAGAATGTGGGGTATACTATTAATAGGTTTACCATTCCTACTATATGCCAGCATTACACCATCTCCAGTATTGGTGATTAAGCATCTATGTCCATTATATTTATACTGAATAAGGCACTTAGTGTGGTCTACTGGCCTATTTTTATACTGCTGGGCTAACATAGGTCTTATCATTTTATTAGCATTGAGTCCTATACTTTGTTGAGCTTCTTCAATAGTATAGCAATAACCTTTATCTAACTGCTTGTTAATACGAGAATCTGCACGGAGTTCAACTTGTTCTGCTAATGACCGCCCTGACAGGTTAGTATAGATGTCTTCCCACTGATGTTGCATTTGACCATTTAACTGGCCATACATAATTTCTAATGAAGCAGACACAGGGTGCCTAGTTACTTGCCAAACTTGTAGTGCTCCAGTAGCAGTTACTTTATATAGCGTCGTTGTAGTCATCTTCTCACCTATAAATATTTCTTGGATATATTTTGTTAAGTTCTTTTAATTTTTTCTTTGCAGCACTTAGCTCTCTAAATGTTCCACCTTCAACAATCTTTCCTTTATATTTAATTTGCACCCTATACCATCGCTTAGGGCTTAAGTATATGCACATTATACCAGTATTACTCATCAGTATCACTCCTTCTTAATTCTTCAAGTTTACCTTCTATTTCATCTAATACTTCTTCACTAAGTAAGGATACTATATTATTTACTACTAGAGATTGGCCTGCTGTGAAGACATATTTAATTATATACTCTGGATCTTCTGGTGGTTCTTCTATAGTACCAGCAAAGCCCTTATAATAGTCAAAATATACTTCTAAATTAACCTCTTGTATTTTTACAATTCGTACTTTCATGGTAATGTCTCTTTTGTTATGTTATATGCTTGGATACATTACTGTAACACCAGGATATATCTTTTTACGTTCTCCAGTCCTTACATTAAAAGCTATATAATGATCTGAAGTTTCTTTTATAGGTGTACTTACTATTTTTATTACTGGTACTCTTTTTATTCTTTCTTTTTTAATTTTAGTATCCTGATATTTTTTAACTGCGTTTCTTCTATTTAATCCTGCTTCATCTCCTATTTGTATATTATATAAATAGTG